GATGTACTAGATTTAGAAACTCAAGAACCTGTAGTTACAATGGCTGGAATTTTAAAAGATAAAGACGGGCAAGTTGTTACTAAACAGAACTCTAACTTATTAAGAACTAAAGTAGATGTTTCTAAGTTTGTTGCAGAAAGAATTGGTAAAGCTACTTGGGATAATAGAGAAGTTATTGTACCTACTAAACAAGTTTTCCTTACCTTTGTTAACAAACCTCAATTTATTACTGCCGTTAAAGGCTTTGAAGATAGTATTAAAGAAATGATTCAAGATGATAAAGAGATTGAAGAAACTCCGCAAGTTGTGGACGTTAACTAAAGAACAAAAGCCAAGTGATAAAGTAATTGATTTATCTTTAAACCAAGGAAAAGGTGAGTTTTTAAGTGAGTTTGACGAAGAAGAATATCACGAACATATTAAGTTAGATGAATTAGGTTGGCGACCTTTCTACGACAAGATTAAGAATATATTAAAATGAATACTGATAATCTAAGCAAAAGAGTTGATAGCAATTTAGCTCAACTAGAATTAGATAGACAAAACACTAAACAATCTCAAGCATTACAAAAAGAGATTAACGAAGCTCCTCTAGTAGCTCCTAACGATTTCTGGTGTGATAAGTGTAAGATTGATTTTGTTAATAAAGGAATTAAGATAGTAATAAACTCTTTCAAAGAACCAATAGCTAAATACGATACTAAGTGTGCTTGTGGTAAGATTTGTAGAAGATATATAACTGATAAACTATTAGACCCTTACTGGAATCAATCAAAGAAAGTTAAACGAGAACGAATAAGAGAACGAGTTGCCTTGTTACAACCTCACGAATACGGATTTAAGACTCATTACGGAGATATAAATAAGAGTAAGAATAAAGACCGAGAGGATAGTGAACGTGATGAACACGAAGCCACTCATCAAATACATAAATATTTTAAAGATTAAATGGATGTTTCAAAATACTCAATACTCTACTGGATTAAGAAATACAAACTAAGAACAGAAAAAGGCGACGTACTAGAGTGGAAAGACCGTTTGTTTTTACTTGATATATTATCAGACTGGAATCCTAATATTGTAGTAAAGAAGTGTGCTCAAATTGGTGGCTCTATTATATTTAATCTAAAGGTCTTGTTCTCAATCAAGACTTTTGGTTGGAATATAATATATACTTTCCCTACTGATGACGATACAAGAGAGTTTGTAAGCTCAAAGACTAACAAGTTATTACAAGCAAACCCACAAGTATTTAGTGGTTTACCAACTGACAACATAGAACGTAAAGAGATTAACGGACGCTTCTTATTCTTTAAAGGAACTGTATCAAAGACTGCGGCGATTATGACTTCGGCTGACGTATTAGTTCACGACGAAGCAGATAGAAGCGACCAGAAGATGTTAGAAACGTATAAGAGTCGTACCAAAGCAAGCGATTATAAAGGTCGTTGGATATTCTCAAACCCTACTACCGAGAAAGGAGTAGTAGACAATCAATGGCAGAAGTCCGATAAGAAAGAATGGTGTATTACTTGCCCTAGCTGTCAATTAGAACAATACCTACAGTTCCCTGACAATCTAGATATGGAGAAAGAGATGTATATCTGTTCTAGTTGTAAGGGAGAGATTACAGATGATAACAGAAGAAAAGGGCGTTGGGTAGCACAAAATGAAGGAGCTGAAGTATCTGGCTATCACATATCATTACTAATGGCTCCTTGGATTAAAGCTAAAGAGATTATAGAAGATTCCAAGGGAGACCAAGAATACTTTTACAACTTTGTATTAGGAGAGCCATACAACCCTGGTGATTTGAGTGTATCAAGAAAGACTATCTTAGACGTTTGGACACCTAAAAACCTAGTAACTCAAGACTACTACTTAGGAATAGACGTAGGTAATATATGTCATTACGTCTTAGGAAGTGAGAAAGGTATAATAAAGATAGGTAAGTTTAGTGATAGAAGCTTTGTAGACAAGCTAATGAAGCAATACAAACCAACTCTAGTAATAGACGCAATGCCTGATACTAACTTATCTCGTTACTGTGTAGATACGTTCAGAGGGGCTTATATGAGCTACTTTAAAGAGAATAGCGATAACCCTAGAACCTTAGTGTGGTGGGGCAAGGGAAATGAAGAGAATGACAAAAAGGGGATAGTTTACTCCAATCGCAATAGAATGCTTGACCAGCTTATTGAGAAGATTCTAGTCGCTGAAGTCTTGTTTGGAGTACCAACTGATAATGAGTTTAGAGAGTTTATAAAACACTGGGAGACGCTAAGAAGAATCAAGGTAGTAAGCAATAGAGGAATTGAAAGTTATGAGTGGGATTCTACAACAGGAGTTGACCATTACTGCTTTGCTACTCTATACTGGTACTTAGCAACTCTAGGTAAAGCAAGTGGCTCGTTACTATTAACTGATGATGAGCCTGTTGAATCAATTAAACAAGTTGAACACGGTGTATTTGTTAATAACTTAAAAGAAATGTTAGAAGAAAGAGAATACGAATTATGAATATAATAGATTTAGAAGATAAAGATTTATGTAAGCTTATAGACAACAGGTGGAAGTCATCTGATAGTGTTTGGGAAATAGTAAAAAAGAGTATGGAAAGCAACTCTAAACACTATGACTCTTATGTAACGGGTGAGCTTGCACCTGACTATATTAGACGTACTCCTGTTAAGAGGAATAAGGTACGTTCTAATCGTATCTTTACTAACGTGGAAGCTGTTATTAATACTTTAATATCTAATCTACCTAAATTAAATCTAATACCAACTCGTGAAACTCCAGAAGCTAAAGAGTTAGCTATAAAACAAGAAGGATATTTTAATAAGAAATACGACGATAGAAACTTTAAAGAAATAATGAGAAAAGGTTTAAGAAACCTATACTTATCACGCCTTATTGTATTAAAGCCGTTCTGGAACGCTAAGATAAACGACTTTGACGCTATATCAGTAGACCCTCGCAAAGTAAGGTTTGCTAAGAACTCTACCAAAGAAGTAGAATCAGAGTTTGCTATCGAAGAGATAGAGGATAGTATTGCTAATGTTATAAAGAAATTCCCTAAGAAAGAGAAAGCGATACTAGCTAAGGCTGGTATAACCGAAGATAATAAGAGCGAGTTATTGATAAGCAATCCTAAGATTAAGTACAAAGAAGCGTGGGTAAAAGACTCTCTAATTGTTAAGTATGACGAGATTATAATGTCTAAAGGTAAGAATCCGTACTGGGATTGGGACGGAGTACAGATAACCGAAGACCAAGGACAAGAGCTAAGGTCTGATGACGGCGACCAAAAGAAGATTCTAGACCAAGCCACTCCAACACCTACAGAAGAGAAACTACCTTTAAGAGAGGGAGCAGAAGAGCAACAAACAAAAGAAGCATACTTTTATAATCACTTTGATGAAGTTAGAAAGCCTTACATATTCGCTACGGTTCTTAATAACGAAAATACTCCAGTTGGTAGGACTGACTTCATAAGCCAAGCCGCACCATTACAAGAATCACTAGACAGAAGAAAAAGACAAATAGACGATAACGCTCAAATGGTTAACGGAATCACTAAAGTCAATTCTGAAACAATGGACAAAGCTGATGCACAGAAACTAAGATATGAAACAGAAGGTATTATTTGGGGTAAAGGTGTTGTAACAGGAGTACAAAGAGAAACAGGCAACGCTCTACCGAACTTTGTATTTGAAGATATGCAAGACTCTCGTAACGAGATTGATACTATAATGGCGGCAACTTCTGCCTTTAAAGGAGAGAGAGAGGGACAAGAAACAAAAGCAGGTAGACTTGCTCTAGTAAGTCAATCTTTCTTACGACTCAATGAGTTAGTACAAGTAACGGATTATATAAACTACGAATTATTGAATTGGATGTACCATTTAGCTAAATTAAGATATACTGAAACACATTATGCTAAAACAATGGGTAGTGATAATGCCGTAAACATAATTGAGATAACAAGAAACGACTTACAAGACGGTACTGAACTAAAAGTAATAGCAGGCAAGACGTTACCCGAAGACAATCAATTTAAATACCAACAAGCACAAGAAGATATAGCAAAGGGGATTATATCTCCAGTTGATTACTTTACAATAACTAAACACGATAACCCCCAAGAGATAGCTAAGAATGCAGAGTTATACAAGATTAACCCTGTTAAAGCAAGTGGGGTATCAGATGAAGAACTACAAGAGATACTACCTCCACAACAAAAAGAAGAAGAAAAACCACCGTCTATATCTATATCTTACTCGGAGTTAACACCTGATTTAAAAGCTCAAGCGGCGACTAAGGCAGGCTTAGAACCAAGCGAAGAAATACTATTTGCCGAAGAATTACAAAACAAGAGAAACGAAGAAATAGATAGAGTGGCAAAGAATAAGCCAAAAGAAGCTAAAGAAACAAAACAACCTAAAGTTTAAAATTTAATCGCACCAAGTTGTCGTAAGGCAGTCGCAAGACTAAGCCAAACGAGGACAGTGCCAATAATATGGATGAAGTAGAAGAAGTTGTACCTCCAAGCAGTGAGCCTGCACCAGCAGAAGCACCAAGCGAAGAGCCAACAGAACCCGTAGAACCAGCGGAGCCAGTAGAAGAAAATAAAGAAGTAATTGAACCTGTAGAACCTACAGAACCAGTTGCTCCGTCAGAGCCATCTCTATATGAGCTACCAGACGGAAGAAAAGTAACAGGAGACGTTCTTACAAAAGAATGGAAAGAGAATTTTCTACCTGATTACACGCAAAAGTCTCAAAAACTTGCGGCAATAGAGAAACCTAATCAACCAAGCGAGCAAGAACCAGCGTGGAAAAACCCAGAATGGGTACCTCAAAGTGGAGCAGAACTACTTAATGCAGCCGAAGAAAAGATAAGAGAAAGTCTTGATTCAGACGCACAAAAGAAAGTAGCACTCCAAGAGCAAGTAGGCACTTATGTTGAGAGTCAAATAGAAGAAATTAAAAAGATTGACCCTAAAGTAGACCAGAATCTTATCTTCCAAGAGGCTAACAAGATTAAAACTAATGACTTAATGGCGGCTTATAAGAATATTAAAAGTCGTGAAAGTCTAGTTAAAACAACAGAAGAGAGAGTGCTTAAAGATGCTAAGCTTAGAGGAGATGACCCTATTACTGTTAATAAAGATAATAGTAACAATAGCGGAGAGATTGAATATAACCCTAATGAATCCGCACAGGAATATCTTGCTCGTATAAAGCAATAATTATGCAATTTTCAACAGCGGTTACAACAACCACCAGAGAAAAGCTTGTGCCAAAAGTCTTTGACACAATTACAAAAGGAACTCCAGGGCTAATGCTATTCTTACGCAATCCAGCACCTTGGAAATCAGGAACAGAGTATGATGTAATTTATAAATACGCAGACTCCACAAACGGTGGAAACACTGGTATTGCTGATACTCTAGATACAGATAGAGAAGATGTACGTGTTAAAGGTCTCTTTTATCCAAAAACAGCTTACAAGCCAGTAGTTGTTGCGGATATAGAAACCGAACTTAACAAGGGAGATGAAAGAATAGTCGACTTGTTAACAACCGAGTTTGATTCACAAGCTCAAAGTTTAATTCAATTAATGTCCGCAAACTTATATAGTGGAACAGGAGTAGGTAATTCTTGGGATAGTCTAGACAATGCGGCAGATGATTCAACTAATTACGCTACTTACGCAACTCTAGCAAGAGCAACTTATACAACTCTAAAAGGTTATTACCTTGCTTCTGCTGGTGCTTTGACATTAGCTAAAATGGCTACTGGTTATGATTCTGTAGCTATCGGAATGGATAATCCAACTGATATAATCACTACAAAGCCTCTATGGTCATCTTACGAAGCTTTACTAACTCCTACTGTACGTTCTAATTACGCTGTTAACGGTAATCCAAGAGTAGATGCATTTGGTATCGTAACAGGCGGAGAAGGCGGAGGTGGTAATATTGGATTTGAAACTCTAGCTTATAGAGGAACTCCAGTAATTAAAGATGAACAAGTAGCGTCTGGTAGAATGTACTTTGTAAATCGTAACTTCTTTGGATTCAAGGGAATTTCAAGAACAGGTGAAGGTTACCAAACAGTAAACTTCAAGAAGAATAACGATGGAGTACCTATGGGTGTAGTAGGTCGTGTTAAATCAACTCTAGGATTTAACTTTAGAGATATGATGTCTCCAACTAATCAGTTGGCTCAAGTAGGTATTATTCTATATGACGGAAACTTCATATCAGAAAACCCAAGACTTCAAGGGCAAATTCGTGGTTTGTCATAGAATAGGGTTTTTGTCAAGTGGGTGTTAGCTACCGTAAGTGGAATAAAAGGTTAAGTCTTTTATTCCAGCCCATTAAAATAATTAACTTAACTAATTATGCTCACTTAGAAAATTTAATGCTTTTTCCTGATAATGGAAAACACACTTCGTTTCACTTACAAGACTTTGTTAATTAACCGCCCTTTACTGATTCATTAAATCAAGAGGGTTATTGAAAGGAAAATTATGTCAGAA